AAGGGGCGTTTCCTTCCAGGCAATGGGCAGTCGTTCTCGAAGAACCGTGACCGCATCAACTTCAATGGCCGACCTCCTGGCCGGTCGCTAGTTGACAGGCTACACGCGATGCTGGACGATGGGCCAGATGGAGAGCGGCTCGCGGACGCACTCATCAAGACAGCACTCGACCGCGCGCTCAAAGGCGACTTCCGGTTCTGGCGCGAGATTCTGGAGCGAATCGACGGCAAGGTTCCTCAAGGGTTGACCGATGCCGATGGTAGTTCGCTGACATTCGTCCTCACAGAAGCCGTCAAGAAGCAAGATGCCACACGAAACGGAACCAACGGAACGAACGGAACGAGATGATGCTCGGAGGGTCGAAGTCCTCCCGCAACAGTTGCGGTTCCTCAGTTCAACCGCGAGGGAGATTCTGTACAGCGGTGCATTCGGGGCGGGGAAGTCAAGAGCCGTCTGCCTGCGTGTCGCCATGCGTGCATCAATCCCAGGATCGCGGGAAGGCTTATGCCGCAAGACAATGGTCGCACTGAAGCGATCGACACTCAAGACACTTCTCGAACCGGACGGCATGTTGCCTCCGATACTCCCGAGAGGGTCGTACGACTGGCGCAAGATTGACGGCGAGATTCACATCCACGGCGGCGGCTCGATCATGCTGTTCGGCCTGGAAGAACCGGCCCGAATCGCCTCGATGAACCTGAGCGGGTGTGGCGTGGATGAAGCTGTCGAGTTGACCGATGCCGACTGGACGATGCTTCGAGGCCGCATCCGGCTGGCACTTCCAGACCTGCCGAACCAACTCTACGGAGCCTGCAATCCTTCAACGCCTCAGCACTGGCTGGCTGTTCGGTTCGGGTTGGCTGGGGGACATGATGTGGCGCACAACTGCGAAGCGATCACGACGAACAGTCGAGACAACTGGTTCCTGCCGGAAGACTACATCGCCGACCTGGAGACGATGACCGGCATCGCTCGCAAGCGATATGTCGAGGGTATGTGGTGCGGCAGTGATGGCCTCGTATATGACCGTTGGGACGATTCCCGGTTCGTCACGGATGACGCTCCGGACTCGTTCGACCAGATGATCGTCGGCATGGATGAAGGGTACAACAATCCTGCCGTACTTCTCCTGCTCGGCATCAAGGACGACCGCGTGTGGGTGGTCGATGAGTGGTATGAGAGGCACAAGCTCGAAGCCGAGGTAGTGCAGATCGCGCAGGAATGGCGAGACAAGTGGCCGATCGACTGCTTCATTCTCGACCCATCGGCAGCGAAGTTGAGGGCAGCGATGCGGAATGTCGGCCTGGATGTCGTCCGTGCTGATAATGCAGTCCTCTCAGGAATCCAGACGGTTGCGGCCCGACTGTCCCTCGATCCTGCCGGAGACCCTCGCCTCCTTGTTCACCGCCGATGCTCGAACCTCATCCGAGAGTTCGGCTCCTACGAGTGGATGGAACACGCTGATGGCTCCATGAAGGACAAGCCGAAGAAGGAACACGATCATGCACTGGACTCGTTGAGGTATGCTTGTGTGCATAACGATGGGCTGAGGAGTATGCCATCCATCCGTGCTATCGGCGACAGGTTCTCCGAGAGCATGGGACTAGTAGACCCGATGTTGCGTGAAGACTTATGGACGGAGATGTGAACATGCTGGATATGCTGCCGGGCAACGATCGGGAAGACGCAACCAAAGCCACCAGCCGTTCTGCCTATCTTGAGGGGACGATCCCTGCATGGCAGACGGTCGGCATGAGCGAAGCAAGGTCGAGAAGTTTCGCATCCCTCATGGAAAGATTCAAGGGGTGGGTCTACGCGGCAGCGATGACGAATGCTCGCGGTGTTGCGGCCCAGACGCTTCGGCTCTACTCGAAACGCCCGACAACGGGCGCGAAGGCGATTGTCGATACAAGACGAATCTCTGCAAGCAAGGCGAGATATCTTCGCGGAGAACTTGAGGACAAGCCATCAATCGCAGTGCAGCGCAAGGCGGCGACCGGCGAAGTCGAGGAGGTCATGGATCATCCGATCCTGGAACTACTCGACACGCCGACACCTGACCTCGATGGCTACAGCCTGACGATCCTGCGGCTTCTCAATCTGCAACTCACTGGGAATGCCTACCTGCACCCTATCCTCTCCGAGGCACTCAATGTGCCGATCGAGTTGTGGCCGATGCCTTCGCACCTTGTGACCATCCTCCCCGACGGCGAGCTTGATCTTGTGAAGGGCTACCAGTACGGGATGCTTCCAGGCCGAGTGGACTTCGACAAGGAAGAAGTCCTACACCAGCGACAACCGAACCCCGCCGACCAGTTCTACGGCAAGGGGTGGGTGTCTGCAGCCATTGAAGCCATTGACCTCCTTGAGTCGATGGACGACTACGAGCAGAATGTTCTCGACAACCAGGCACGGCCCGATTGGGCAGTCATGGTCAAGGAGCATCTCACCGATGCACAATATCAGCGGCTCGACCAGCAGATCGACCGCAGGCTTCGAGGCACGAAGAACCGTGGCAGGCCGTTCATCTTCGAGGGCGGTATCGACGGAAAGCCGATGCAGTTCAGCCCGCAAGACCTCGCCTTCGACACTGGCGAGACTCGGAAGATTGAAGTCGTCGCCGCGATCAGCGGAGTGCCAGTCTCAAAGCTGAAGGCCAACGACCCCAACCTCTCGAACGCGAGAGAGGGCAATCTCGGATGGTTGCGAGATACCATCGTGCCGTACCTCTCGCTGGACGAGCAGTTCCTCAACCGGCAGCTGCTGCCGATGTTCGGGGAGTTCTCCGATACGCTGTTCCTGGCATACGACGATCCGGTACATCAAGACGCATCGCAGCAGGCGACGATAGACGCGAGCGACGCATCGGCGGGCATCAGAACACGCAACGAGATCAGGGCCGAGCGGGGGTTGCCACCAGTCGATGGCGGTGACGAGTTGCTAGTGCCTGCGGGCAGTATCCCGATCGACATGGTGACGGAACAGGCAGAGCGAGCATCCATGCAGCCCTATGGTCTGTTCAGCACAACACCGAAGACAGGGGTCGATGAAGTGGACAAGCCCGTCGAGCCGGTTCCAGGTGAGGAGATGACTGAGGCACAGCTTGAGGGACAGCCACAGCAGGTCGATCCAGTCACCGCGCTCAATGGCGCGCAAGTGACATCGGCGCTGGAGATCGTGAACCTTGTAGCCACTGGGCAGATGCCAAGGGAGGCCGCCGCATCACAGTTGCAGGTATTCTTCAACCTCACGCCTGACCAGGCCGATGATATCCTTGGCGATGTGGGCCGTGGATTCGTCCCTGCGCCGATCCAGACAGAGACAACGACCGCGAGCAAGGATCAAGAATGCGTAGAAGCGAAGATTCCCGCGCTCATGGATGAGGGATATCCTCGCGACCAGGCCATCGCCATCGCACACTCGATGTGCAATGACGAGGGGAGCGGATACGAACAGCGAGACCCGAAAGTACAGCCGGAAGACCCCGTGCCGAAGGGTGTCGGCGAGGAGAAGTCTTGCGGATGCCATGAGGACGACTGGCTTGCTGTTCGGTCGATGGTGGGAACGAAGCGTGCCGGGGTGGATGATGACAACGAAGACTACAAGAGGCTCCTCGCCAGGAATGCAGAAGCGATCGAGAAGTTCGAGGAGGCACTTGAGAAGATTGTCGCAGAGCAGATACAGGAACTCGTTGCACGCGGCATCGACCCGAACTCGATCGACTCCAACACAATCGAGATGATGCGGCTGGAGGACGAAGCGAGAGCGTTCGTCGAATCCATCACGCTCACGACTGCCGATGATGTTCTCGCGCAGCTTGGAGTAGCAGACAGGGGCATCGAGAGCGGTGTAGTGTTCGATATTCTCAGTCCAAGCGTTGACCAGTTCCTTCGCAGCTACACGATCGAGTTGACCTCTATCCTGGAGCGTGGAACACAGCGAGACATCGAGCGGGTCATCGACCGAGGGGTTCGGGATGGCAAGACCACTGATGACATTGCCGATGATCTTCTCAAGGTTCTCGAACCTGGTGATGATGGGGTTCCCCTCAAGAACCGCGCTCGCATGATCGCAAGAACCGAGACGGCCATGATCCATGAGGGTGCGAAGGAACAGGCATGGATTCAGAGCGGCATCGTCAAGGGAAAGCGGTGGCTCTTG